GATCTGCTTAATGATGTCCGGACTTTGGCAGTTACCGGAAATAAGGAACTTACCGAAACAGGTAGGACAGCATATGATGAATACATTTATAATTTGAAAAGAGTCCGGTATCTGGTACTGGATGATCTTGGGACAGAAAAGCAAACCGACTTTGCGAACTCGGTTCTTGATAATGTCATCGATGCAAGATATCAAAAGTCTAAAGCCCGGCATACAATCATAACAACAAACCTGTCCCCAAAACAATTACAAGAGAATCAAGGGCATGTAAGAATCTTATCAAGGATCAATGATGTGGGTGTATTAATCGAGACCACCACCCAATACAGAAAAACGGAAGTAAGCATAAAAAGGATTTAATAGCCAAATTTAATGAAAGGGCTATAACCCTATACTGGGATATAAAAAAATGCTTAATCTTAAAATTATAAGGCAAATCAAAGGAATAAAGGGGGATTAAATTGGAAATCAAAAGCATATTTGACCAAATGCGCAAAGACCAATTGATTCTGCAAGAAAAAGCTGATCTATATATTCGGTATATGCTTAACGGCCGACATAAATTTACTTATCGGGTTACTACATGGGGGCCAGATACTATTCGAATAGATTACAGAAATGCAGTAAGGAAGAAGTGCCATCATATTGTGAATCAAACTAAATTTATAGAGAAGGTAACATTTTATACAAGGGAGGCGGTAAAATGAAGATTACAAGCCGGACAGTCGGGGTAACCCTAATCAAGCGGGTCCAGGAAGAAGAATTCGAACCATTTGAAATTCAAGTACATGATGCCTGCGTTGTGATAGATGCCAATAGAAAGGAATTGGTCAAGCTCCGAAAACAAATGTACAAGCGATTGGAAAAAGAACTTGATGGCCTTATTAACAAGCGCCTGCAGGATTTGGAGGATAATGGATGAAGCAGGCTGAGCTGAGCAGACGGGAAAGGCAAGTCATGATTGGGATGATTGCCAGTACCGAATACCTACAGGATATTGAACCGATATTAGATTTGAAATGGGTGCAGTCCAGGGATGCCGCAACAATCATGACCTGGATCTTGGAATACTATCAGGAATATGAGAAAGCGCCTGGCTCTATAATTCAGGACATTTATTACAAGAAGCTTAAAAAGAAGAAAATATCAGGGGCTCAAGCAGAGGTCATCGAAGAAGCCCTGGAAAGCCTATCCAACGAAGCCCTGGATTGGGAAGCTGAAGATCTTCAGTATTACCTTGACTCTGCCGTTGAATATTGTCAGGAATGTCAATTGCAGGAACACGGGGAGCAGATCCAAAATCTTACCGAGAATGGGGACAAGGACGAAGCCCTGATCCTGACGAATGATTTTACCCCAGTTGATATAATCCGGTCGGAGGGGGTAATTCCCTTTGCAACGGATGAGCAGAAAATCAATATGTTTAAAGCCAGGGGCAACTCCCTTATCAAATACCCCGGCGACCTCGGCAATTTCCTTGACCCCTATATGATCAAATCAGCCTTCGTAGTTTACCTCGCCCAAAATAAAGGTGGTAAATCTTTCAATTTGATGGATTCTGCTTTACGGGCTGGCATGCAGGGACACAAAACCATGTTTGTTCAAGCTGGGGATATGACCCAGGAGCAAATGGAATTAAGAATGGCAGTTTACATTTGTCAATTATCTGATCAAGAAATGTATTGCAAAACAATGTACATCCCGATTCTGGATTGCATTCATAATCAATTGGGATCTTGTGAGCTGGATATCCGGAACAATGAAGAAGAGGGGCCGTTCGAAACTGATGGGAAAGACTGGCTCCAATCTGAAATGCATTACAGCGACCTTACTGAGGCGGTTAAGCATTACCCAAGGCACAAACCCTGCTATGAGTGCATACGGCAAAAGAATCGCACATATACCGATTTTAAAGGGACAATCTGGTATAAAATCCGGCATAAAACTGATCCCCTGGATCTTGCCACCTTTAACACAATCCAGAAAGCGCATGAAAAGAAGTTCAATTCCTATTTCAATGCCATCCAAAACATCCGGTTATTTTCCTACCCCAGTGATGGGATGACTATGTCAATAATGGAAAGACAATATAACATTTTGGCAAAAGAGGGATTTGAGGGGGAAGTGGTCGTTGCCGATTATTTGGATTTGTATGCCCCTGATAAAGCGGCGGGTCATATGCAACCGAGGGATCAGAATAATTACATTTGGAAAAGGGGGCGGAGATTTTCTCAGGAATACGGAACCCTACTTATTTCTGCAAGCCAATCAGATGCGCAGGGGTTTGATGCTACATTATTATCAAAGAAGAATTTCTCGGAAGATAGGCGCAAGCTCGATCATGTGACTGGCATGATAGGATTAAATATGACCACCCGGGAAAAGCGCCTGGGTTTGATGCGCATGAATGAAATAGCCTCCAGGGATACAGACGGAACAAAGGTTATCAATGTAATGCACCGATTACAAATGGGACGGCCAATATTAGGCAGTTTCTTTTACAGTTTCTTTTAAGGGGGAAAGATGACAACACCACCAGAAAGTCAATTGAAAAGTTTGTTAAAAAATCCTGAGTGTTTAAGGAATCAACCCCAAACATTTTTTGATAAACATCACAAAAAAATAAATAAAGATTTAAAAAAGCATGTTCTTGGTAGAGGGGAAATGGAATTTGACTACAAATCATTAGAAGAAAAGACTCAGGAAAACCTTGACCGAATGAGAGAACATTTTGAGAATGAAAAAATCCATATCAAAAGGATGCCGAAGATCTCTTTTGATCTGAAATGCCAGGGATTAGTGAAATACAAAACTCCAATGACAATGCGATTGGATAAGGGAACAGTTGCCGCCGCTACCCTGCCATTGGATCATAAATCAATGGATGAAATGATGCAGGTTTTAAAAGCAAAGCTTGAAAAGATGGAACCAGCGTTTACAAGGATAGCAACAATCGGTACAGGCATTGGGCATTTAGCCAGGGCGCAGGCAAAGCACTTCTCGATTACCCCGCCCCCTGGAACACAGGTAATGGTTATAGATAGTTTGTCGGATTTAAAGATGGCAGAACAAGCCCTGAGACTAATGGGACAAGCCGGGATCAGGGGAATGGAGGCTGGTAAGAATATGCGGGAAGCCCTGCTGGCGTTGAGTGAATGTGGGGCTGGCAAAAAAAAGAAAAGAAAAGATTTTATAAATCGGGATGAGGGAGTATTATATAGTAGAGAGCAATCACAACGGTGGGCTAATAGTTACTCCCACAAAAGACCAAAGAAACTTTAATCATTTAACAAGGAGAATCAAATGTATTCGGTAATCAAAAAAACAAGATTTGAAATGGCGCACAAACTGACTGAAGCATTCGCAGAAGAATGCAAGGAAATTCATGGACATTCCTATACATTGGAAGTCATTGTCAAATCGGAATCCCTGGATAATTTTGGAATGGTAATGGACCTCAAACTTTTGGGCAATATCATCCAGGAAAGAGTCATTAAGGATCTGGACCACAAATGTCTGATTTTTGAAGAAGATCCCATCTTCCCGGCCCTGCAGGGAATCAATGAATCTCTGGTCACCCCAACAAAATACAATCCCACCGCAGAAGCAATGGCCGAGAATATTCACAGCATCCTTTATCCTGAACTTACCCGGATGGTGCCCCTATTGCATTCCCTGATAATCCGCCTGCATGAAACCGAAACCGGCGCTGTTGAATTTACAAGGAGCTAAAATGTTGAGAGTCGTAAGTATATTCACAAGTATTTCCGGCGAGGTTGGGGGATTCCCTCAAGGCTCTATGACCCAGTTTGTTCGATTCGGTGGGTGCAATCTTTGTTGCCAGTATTGCGATACAGCGAATACCCAGCCCATGGATTCCGGCCAAGAGATGGAGGTGGGAGATATTGCCCAAATCCTGCTCCAAAGGGGTATCAAAAATGTGATTCTAACTGGGGGTGAGCCTCTGCTACAGGATCGCAAGGAATTGGCAACCCTGACCCGCCTATTGCATGAAAAAGGTTACCGATTCTCCATTGAAACCAATGGCACTATTCGGGTCCCATTTGCCCTGCGCCCTACTTGCAGTTTTGTTATGGATTACAAAATGGATATGCCGGAACTTATGCAGGATGAAAGATTCCTTTCTTTGGGTACAAACGATTTTGTAAAGTTCCCCATTCCAGATCGGCAAACCCTTATGATGGCAATTGAAATCCAGCGCCGGTTATATCAAAGGGGATGCGTGGCTAAATTTGCTTATTCCCCCATATTTGACCGGGCCGGGGATACTGAGATAGCTTTTAACCAAACGGCTTGTTCTCAGGCATGTCTGAGCATTATAAACGCATTATCCGAATGCAGGATGGATGCCATTCTTAATCTGCAGATCCACAAGATTATCAATGCAGAATAAAATAAATAAAATATATTTTTATATTTTGCGGTTAGAGAGTATTATATAATATCAAGGATTAAAAAATAATCCAAATTAAATTTAATTTTTTACTAAGGAGTACGAAAAATACTAAGGAGTACGAAAAATGGCCAAAAAGAAAAAAGTCGACATGAAAGATCTGGATGCCCTGAAAAAAGTTGGAAAAGAACTTCAGCTCATTGTGAATCCCACGGATGCCAAGGACAAGAAAATCACCATTTCCAAAGGCAAGATTGAGCAGGTGAAAAAGAAACTTAAAGAGTGCGGCGCCTGCCTGACCACAGCGGATGAAATTTCCGACGAGCTGGCCTTTGTCTTGAAAAAACTCAAAGTTGAAATCCCGGAACCCGAATCCGATGATAACGACAATGACAATGACAATGACAACAATGATGACAACGATAATAATGATAATGACAACAACGATAATGATAATAATGATGACAACAATGATGACGACGACAACAATGATGATGACGCCCTCACCCTTGATGAAGTCATGAAAATGAAAAAAGATCCCCTGAAAAAGCTCATCAAAGAAAAAAAGATGAAGATCAAAGTTTCCGGCAAAAAAGTTGGTGACCTGCGGGATGAAGTTGCCGCCTTCCTCGGCCTGTCTGAATCAGATGACAATGATGAGGATGACAATGATGATGACGACAAGAACAATGACAACAACGACTGATAATGATGATGACAACGATGATGACGACGATTCCCTGGAAGACAAGGTAAAAGCCGCCACCAAACTTGATGACCTCAAAGAGATCTGCGCCGACAATGCCGATGAGTTCGGTAAACTGGCAAAGAAGAAAGCCCTGAAAAAATTCAAGGGTCTTGAGGGTGTCCGTGAGCTGAAGGCAAAGATGTGCAAAAAGCTCGGCATCGTAATTGAAAAGAAAGCCCCGGCCAAAAAAGGTCCCAAAAAACCCGGTGTCATTGCGACCATCGTTACCCTGATCAGCTCTAAACCCATGAGCAAGAAAAAACTGCTCAAGGAATTGGTCAAGGCATTCCCGGATCGTGATGCTGACAAGATGGAAAAGACCCTGAATATCCAGGTGCCCAACCGTATCAGAAAGGAAAAGAATGAATCCCTGACTGAGAACAAAAAAGGCAAATGGCTCTTCAAAAAGACTGTCGGCGACATCAAAAAAACCAAATAATCTGACTATCCTTATAGTCTAATTTACCGAAAAAATCCCTGGCGGTGGTTCAACTGCTTCCAGGGATTTTGTATAGAGGAGAGAAATCAATGGGAAAAGTATTACTTTCATTATCAGGTGGGGTTGATTCAACTACCCTTTTGGCATGGCTACTTGCCGGCAATTCAGAGGTCACAGCCATCTCATTCAAATACGGTTCCAAGCATAACAAATATGAAAACGAAGCGGCCCGGCAACTTGCTCACCATTATGGGGTTGAGCTGATTGAATTGGATATCCAGCAGGCAATGATAAATATCCAATCAAACTTGCTGTCATCTGGTGGGGCTATTCCAGAGGGGCATTATGAAGAAGAATCCATGAAGTCAACAGTTGTCCCGGCCCGTAATATGATCTTCCTTTCAATAATGGCAGGCATAGCAGAAAGCCGGGGATTAGAAGGGCTCGCCATTGGGGTCCATTCAGGCGACCATGCCATCTATCCGGACTGCCGCCCCGAGTTCATAACTTCCATGACCAAATCAGTCCAGCTCGCAACGGACAACCAAGTCCAGTTTATCATGGCACCTTTTATTGATTATGGTAAAGGCAAAATCATTCAAACCGGAATAGCCCTTCCCAGGCCAGTCCCCTACCGATTAACCCGAACCTGTTATACCGACCAGCCCCTGGCTTGTGGTAAATGCGGGAGCTGTGTGGAGCGCCTTGAAGCCTTCCAGGTTAACGGCATAACTGACCCCATCCAATACGAAACAGATGCCATAGGAGAAATCTAATGTTTGAATATGATATAGAACATTTTGACAGGGACATAGAAAGCCTGGCAAGGATCATTACCAGAGAGGGTCGAGAGTATGTCGGTATCTATGGCATCCCACAAGGTGGAATCCCCCTGGCAGTTGCATTATCAATATCACTTAGCCTCCCTTTGGTATCTAAAGAATCCCTGATGGACTATGATGATGAAGGGCTGGAAATTTTGATTGTGGATGACCTGCTCGACTCTGGCAAAACTTTATCAGAATGGGATGCCTATGATTGCGCTGTGATTGGATACAAACCAGAATCCCCAAAACATAAAGGCAAATTGTATGTTGCCAGGGAATTTCCACAGGAATGGATTCACTTCTTTTGGGAGCCCCCTGAAACGGAAGACCCTGAAAAACATATTACCAGGTTGATTGAATTTATCGGGGAAAATCCTGATCGGGAAGGTCTGCAGGAAACCCCAAAAAGGGTAATCAAATCATTCAAAACACTCTACGGCGGATATGCCCAGGACCCCGAAGAGATCATGAAAACTTTTACCGAAGATGACTGCGATGAAATGGTTGTCTTGAAAGATATCACAATCCATTCCACCTGCGAACATCATATGCTTCCATTCAGTGGGGTAGCCCACATTGGATATATTCCGGATGGCAAGGTCATTGGGGTTTCCAAATTAGCCAGATTGCTTGAAATTTTCGCAAGACGGCTCCAGATACAGGAAAGGATAGGGGAGCAGGTTACTTCGGCTTTAATGAAGCATTTAAAGCCCCTTGGTGCCGTATGCGTGATAGAAGCCCGGCACTGCTGTATGACGGCCAGGGGAGTCGAACAACAAACCACCACAATGATTACTTCCTCTTTGAAAGGGGTCATGAAAGAGAAGGCCGCTACCAGGGCTGAATTCATGCAGTTTATCAAAGGATAAAAACATGTGCCTTCCAGTCATTTTTAAATGTTTAGAATCTGATGAATTTCTACCAATGATGCGCTGGTATGCCCGGGAAGAAATTGAGGAAAGGAAAATGATCCCAATGATGCCAATTGATGATGTCATAGAATTATTATTTCAATTAATGCCAACAGAGGAGAGCTGAAAATGTTTATTGCCGCTGGAAGCAGTGTTTGTAATAAGACCGATCACAAGATTGCAAAACTGCTTCCTCGACTCCTATCATATTATCATATTACTGACAAAGGATTTGGTTATTCATTATGGAAATTTATTATGAAAAATAAAAAAAATAAGGTAAACTTGTTCTTGGATTCCGGGGCATTCTCGGCCTGGTCTCAAGGGGCGGAAATTGATATCAATGAATACATCGACTTTATTAAAAAGAACAAGAAGTACATTGATGTTTATGCCAACCTGGATGCCATTGGGGACCCCGATAAAACCCTGGCGAATCAACGAATAATGGAGAAAGCTGGATTGCGCCCGCTTCCTTGTTTCCATTATGGGGAGCCAATCAAATACCTCAAAACCTATTTAAAAGATTATGACTATATTGCCTTGGGTGGTATGGTGCCAATCTCAACAAAGGATCTCAAGCCCTGGCTGGATGATTTGTTTGTAAACCATCTTTGCGATAAAAAAGGAAATCCCATAGTCAAGATACATGGGTTCGGGATGACAGCTCTTTCTTTGATGCTTAGATATCCTTGGTGGTCTGTGGATTCAACCTCCTGGGTAGTCACCGGGCGCATGGGAGGTATCTTAATTCCCAGGCGGACAAATGGCAAATATGATTATAACAAAAACCCATTGAAAGTGACTGTCAGTGCGAAGTCCCCGGCTAACAAAAAGAAGGAAGCCCATTTCAGCACAAGCAGTCCTGCACAGCAAAGAATCTTTCGCAAGTATTTTGAGGCAAAAGGATTCGAGCTGGGTGAATCGACATTCCGGAAAGAAGATCCAAAGACCTATGAGCCCAAAGAAAATGAAAAATGGAACAAGAAAAAAGAATCAATAATTGAGACAGTAATCAAGCGGGGTCTTTGTAATGATTATCGCCTGCGAGATGAACTCAATATCCTTTACTTTCTTGATCTGGAAAAGAAATTACCAACCTGGCCCTGGAAATTCAAATTGAAAGGTCGCATGAAGGGATTTTTTGAAAAATGATTATCTACCTTGCGAGTACTGCTCCTGGCACCGAAGGCAAGAAGGATAGGCCCATGTGCGATATCAAAATGCGCCTTTTATCTTATTGGCATATACGGAGCAAGGAACTCTATTCAGACCTCATTTACAAGCATATACGGCGCATCAAACGCAAGTATAAGGAGACTCCCAATGGCAAACGATAAGAAAAAATACAAGCTGGTAATCACCCCGTCAATTCCTGTGGTTGATCGGCATGAAATTGAAAAAGTATTGAATGATAATGGTTATTTTGTTTATGGTGGGGGGACTGATCTGACAAATGATTCTTGTGATATTTCATTTGAGGAAAAAGAATGAAGATCATCCTTGCAGGGTCTCTTGCCGGCAAAACGAAGGAAAGGGAATATTTGTTAAGAAATAATCATCGCTTGCTTTCCTTTTATGAGATCCACAATAAACTGTTTAATGCCCTTTTGTCTTTCAAAATTATAAGGAAACGCAGATGAAGATCTATTTGGCAACTTGGCTACTTGAGCCTGCACAGGGAGAGGCATTAACCAAGAAAAAAGCAAGGGAGAGATTGATCAGTTATTTCCATACTGTGGCAAAGGCAGATCAGTTTAAAAAATATGTTATAAAAGGAATTAACAAATAAACAATGGGAAAAATTTACTATAAGTCAAATTCATTTTGTGAGATGACTGGCTGTGATAATTACCAAGATTATGACTGCACAGAAGACAATTGCACTCAATCTGCCAAGAAGTTTCACAAATGGCTGAAAAAGAATGGCTGGCAGGTTAGTAAAATATGCAATCATCCCCAGGTGAAAGGAAATTATGTGAATTGCCCATATTGTGGGGAATTGGTGCGATAAATTAAAAAGGAGTTAATAAATGAAGCACCCATTTGCATCTATCAAACCAGGGGCTGGCAGTAAGCATCATAAGTCCAAGCTGGATGAATTTGATGTTAAAAGTATGCGAGCCTTTTATGCCACCGGGGAGGTCTCCCATCAAGAACTGGCAGACAGGTATTGTATTAGTGTAGCCCATATCGGGAAAATATTAAGACGAGAAAGATGGCAACATATTTAAAGGAGATACCATGAAGATTAAAAAGAAGACTTTACTGGAGATTTTAGATGCCGTACAGCCCGGTTTATCAAATAAGGATATCATTGAGTTCTCTGACTCCATAACCTTCGTAAAAGGGGCTTTAATCACTTACAATGACTTCATTGCTGTCCAGCATCCGTTGGAAGGGTCTAAGATCAAAGGAACGGTAAAAGCCGATAAACTTTATTCCCATGTCAAAAAGGTAAAAGCGGATGAAAAGGGCTTGATCCAACTCAAGGCAACCGAGGACGATCTTTTGATTAAAACCAACACCTCCCAGGCTGGTATCCCAATCATCCCCGGCGCCTCAATATCTCTTGAAGAGTTGGGAAAGGAAATCACCAAATGGAAAAAGCTACCCAGTGATTTTTTGGAGGGTATCCGGATGTCCATCTTTGCGGCTGGAACAGATGCCAGCGAACCCAAATTAACCTGCCTACATGTTAAGAAAGGAATCGTGGAAGCCACTAATGGGCATAGGGCTTTCAGATACAAAATGGACGGAAAGATCAAAAAGGAATTTCTGCTCCCCGCTACCTCTGCCCCGGCTATCCTGAATCATCCAGTCGTTAAATATGCCGTTACAAAGAACTGGGCGCATTTCAAGACCAAAGACGGGGTGATCTTTTCAACAAGGATGTATGCTGATGTCTCCTTCCCGGACTGCTCCTTCCTATTCGATATCAAAGGGGATAAGATCAAATTTCCAGAAGGGCTTCGAGAAGTCATTGACAGGGCACTCGATTTTATTGGGGAAGATGATGAAGACAAGAACATTAAAATCGCCATAGGCAAAGACAATACCAAGATTGCCAGTAAATCAATCAAGGGATGGTTCAGGGAAAAAATCTCAAAGAAATCCAAGCGACCAGTCACCTTTGAGATTGCCCCTGAATTCCTGCAGGATATACTGAAAACAAATGAGAAAGCAGTTATCGACAAGGAAAAGGGTTTACTGAAATTTGAATCAGAGAAGTGGGAATACACTATCAATGTCGTAGCTGAATAAGGGGGGCAATTATGTCTGTCAAAATTAAGGTTGCTTGTGAGATTGAAATAATTCAAAGCGGGAATTTTGGTGCTACTTGGACCCTGGAAGAAATTCGGAAAACAGGGCTCCGGGAAGCTATAGATACCTTAAACAGGATCGTAGCGGCGAACAAGGGAAAGATTAAATTTGTGGGCAAACCCAAGGCTATTTCATTCATCCATACCGAGGACTTGTAATGAAGCCGTTTTTTGGGAAAGAACAAACCAAGAGTGACCGGATTACCAAGGTGCCTACATCCTGCGCCAGCTGTGGGCTCCATAAAACAGCAAAGAATCCCAGGATCAAACCCCACGGCAAATTTGGTAAAAAGATCCTGATAATTGGGGAAGCCCCTAATCGCCGGGATGATGCCAGGGGCAGAGCCTGGACAGGTAGCGAAGGGGATTTTATCAAGGATGTATTCAAACAGAATGGAATCCATATATACCGGGATTGTATCACATCATATGCCTGCATTTGTCCTATCCCAAAAGACAAGAAACCCGAAGACAAAGAAATTATGTGTTGCCGTAGAAAAGTAACAAAATTGATCAAAGAGTTAAAACCCAAAATGATCTTTTTAGTTGGCTCTGCGGCTGTCCATTCTGTCATTGGGAAGAACTGGAAAAAAGGGGTCGGGGGGATGGATCGGTGGAGGGGTTGGCAGATTCCGGACAGAGAGTTCAAATCATGGATCTGCCCCATCTTTTCTCCCAAATATGCGGAGACCCGGGACATATGGAAAAAGACAAATCTGGCTGAAGTCATCTGGTCAAATGATATCAAGAGCGCCTTGAAAAGATTAAATGAACCCATCAAGTTCAAGGATGAGACAAAATATATAACCTATGTCGAGAACGATAAGCATTTCAAATCAATAATGCCTCGTTTACTTAAAGCAGATCTAATGTCCTTTGATTATGAGGGCACTGGATTAAAGCCCCATGCGAAGGGTCATAAGATAACCAACACGGCGGCTTGCATTGGAAAGAAAGAATGCTACTCGTGGATGAACACCCCATTGAACCAGAAGCTATTTAGAAAGGTTCTACAAACTCGCTCTATAAAGAAAAGCGCCCATAATATGGCTTTTGAGAATATGTGGTCGAGGGTTATCTTAAAGGCAAAGGTAGAGGGCTGGTACTGGGATACCATGATCAATGCCCACATCCTGGATAATAGGAAAGGCATATCAAGTTTGAAATTCCAAACATATGTTAATTTTGGGATGGCTGATTATGATTCCCATGTCAATCCTTTCCTGCAGTCCGGGGACGAGGAAGGAGCGAACTCATTCAATACAATTGAAAAATACATAAAACAATATGGCACCCGACCAATCTTGACTTATTGCGGACTGGATGCCATTTATGGATATTATTTAACCATTCTCCAAATGGCATTGGTCAAGTCATTCTAAGGGATTAAACATGGCTAAAAACAAAAGAAAAACAAAATATACAAAGCCCAAATGGGTTGGTGAGATACCGATGCCATTGGTGATCAGGGGAGTTGTATATAACTTCTATGCCTGCCGGGAATGCGTGTATACATTGGAGTATGATAAAGCCAGGCGCAAAAGAAAAAAATCAATTCGATTACCAGGAAATAAAAAGAATACAATGGAGGTAGTTTGCCAAGATCATCGAGCTCCCTTATTGATCAAATTTAAAAGATGTACTTGCGGTCAGGAGCATTGGGGATTCTATTTGCGCTCCAATCCAACCTGTGTAAATTGTGGTAAATTCCCTGATCAATTTGAAGATATTGAAATTGATAAAGTGAGGGAATATTATCGGCTTTCAGAATATTACAAAACGACTATCGAAAACCTGGGTGATCCTGATAGATGGAATTGTATCAATCGAGCCCTTTGTCTGGAGTGCACTTATGAAGATGGGTCAAGAAAGGGGATTGCCTGTAAGGAATGCCCCTCATATACTATAGGGAGAATCTAATGCAGATACAAGCTACAACCCAAGATGCCAAACGATTGATGCATGAAGGGTGCCTGGCTCTTTCGGAAGCATCTATTCAAGGCATGCGGGTTGATACCAAATATGTTAAAAAACAAAATAAGTACCTGACGAAAAAATGTCAGATGCTTTCCAAGGATTTTGCCCGAACCAAAATAGGCAAAGTTTGGAAGAAACAATTCCTGTCCCCAAACTTCAATTCTGATACCCAGCTCAGGGAAATCCTTTTTAAGAATCAGGGCATAAAGCCAGTCAAGAACACCAAGCCCAGTAAAAAGAACCCATTGGGGCAACCCTCTGTTGATAATGAATCCCTGGAATTGATATCCAAGGATATTCCAGATCTAAAACCGTTCATGGAATACAAAAAGCTATCCAAAGTCAACAATACTTTTCTGTCCGGGATTCTGGCAGAGCAGGTTGATGGAATTATACATCCCTTCTTTCATTTACATATTGCCAGGACATTTCGATCCAGCTCCAGTAATATCAATTTCCATAATCAACCCAACCGGGATAAAAAACAAAAGAAGATAGTCCGCTCATCCTTTATTCCCAGTCCGGGTAATCATTTAATGGCGGCGGATTTCACCGGCATTGAAGTTGGGACATCCTGTTGTTATCATAAAGATAAAAAGATGCTCCATTATGTAAGGCATCCTGAAAAAAATAATATGCATACGGATATGGCTGTCCAATTATACATGCTGGATAAGTTTGTGAAAGAGGGTGGGGAGAAGATTTTAAGAAAGGGAACCAAGAACGGCTTCGTCTTTCCCCAATTCTACGGCGATTACTATAAGAATAACGCCGCTTCTCTTGCGAACTGGGGCAATCTACCCACCAAGGGTAAATTCAGCAAAAAAGACGGGGTTATACTCGCCACAAGCGGCAAGTCCCTTGGCAAGCATCTTAGGAAAAAAGGAATCCGGGATTACGATGACTTCCTTGAGCATGTTAAGAATGTTGAAAATGATTTCTGGAATAACCGATTTAAGGGTTACAGGGATTGGAAAAAAAGGAATGTTAAGGAATATTACAAAAAGGGATATCTCAAAACTTTAACAGGGTTCACCTGCTCCGGCGAGATGGGCGAAAACGATATAAATAACTATCCCATTCAGGGGGCCGCTTTTCATATGCTCCTTAAAACCTACATCGAAGTTTATCGGCTTCTGACAAAGTATAAATTCAAAACTAAATTGATTGGACAGATCCATGATGAGCTGGTCCTGGATGCCAATCCAAAAGAAACAAATGATGTCATGGAAATTATCCAGAATGTCGCCTGTACATGGTTGCATGAAGAATTCAAATGGCTAATCGTGCCAATGGTCATCGAAGCCAATATATTTGATGTCGATGCTAATTGGGCGCAGGAGTCCAAGGTCCTTGAATTAAAGGCGGCTTAATAAATTTTAAATATGAAATCTACTGGCATAGTATTATAGGATAGAAATCTATTTTATAAATTTATAAAAAGGGGGAAGCAGGATGGAATTGAGGCTAAAGTACAGACCCAAGAGTTTAAAAAAATTCAGGGGTAATAATGAAACAATCGAATCGATACAGGCGCTACATGATGCAGGGGAACTTCCCCATTCAATTATCCTGAGCGGTCCCAAGGGATGTGGCAAAACCACACTGGGTAGAATCATTATGAAAATGGTAGGCGCCAAGGGGCAAGATAAGAAGGAACTCGACACGGGCGTTTTCAGGGGCATAGACACCGTTCGGGATATCCGGGAACAGCTTATCTACCCACCCCGAGAAGGCGATGCCAGGGCATGGTTAATTGATGAGGCGCATATGTTGGGAGTAGGGGGAGCATCAAAAAAGAACCCTGCCCAAAATGCCTTATTGAAATCCTTGGAAGAGCCCCCTGAATACGTTTACTTTATTCTATGCACTACCAATCCGGAGATGCTTATCCCCACCATTCGGGATCGCTGTTTTACTTTCAAAGTGGCCCCCCTTTCAAAACCAGACACAATCAAGCTGATCAAATTTGTCTGTAAAAAAGAAGGCAAAGAATATTCCAAAAAAATAGCACAAAAGATTTATAAGGTTGGGGAAGGATCACCAAGAAATTCATTGAATCTTTTGGAAAAGGTCATTAACCTAAAATCGAATAAGAAAAAGCTCAAAATGATCAATGTGGAAAATCTGGAGGACAATGCTGAGATCATTGAACTCTGCCGGGTATTGATGGCAGGAAAGAGCTGGCCCACCTGCGCTAAGATCTTAAAGGGATTAAAAGGAAAGGAACCAGAAACCATTCGGCAGGGGATAATGGGTTACGCTCAGTCGGTTTTATTAAATGGGAATGAGGAAGGAAATCTAATCCTCGGCTGGTTTGTATATCGCCCTACCTATGATGCAGGGATGGCAATCATTACCCAATTTTGCTACAATGTCCTTAAACGAATAGAGCCCCCATGTTAACAACAGAGGAAGCCCAGGCAGTTGCTTTTTCATTGGCTTATATTGTTTTCGTGTTTATAATAATTATGATGGCTATCCCCCATAAAAAGAAAAGGAAAAAGAAAAATGGAAGAACTTGATTATGCAAGAGATTCCAAAATTGATGTGGATGCCCTGGATGTGGAATGGGCCAATCACACCGACTTGGAACGGCAGTATATTGAACAGGTTAGCTTTTATAAAAGGAAGGTTATATCCGCTACGGAATCGTATAAACTCCAGCATGAAAAGCTGAAAACGGTTCGATCCAAACTGGTTTCAAAATGCCAAAACAATCCTGAGAAATTCCTTGGGAAATCAAAGGCAACCGGCCCGGAAGTGGAAGCATTCTATCGCACCCATAAAAACTATCTGAAGGCAAAGAAAAGGCTTATCAGAAAGGAAATGGCGCTGATGGAGGCGGAAGAAGAACATACGACAGCAAGGGATATGAAAGACCTTATGCATTTCACCAGAACGAAATCATTAGAGGAGCTCAAGGATTTGATGACCCAGGAATACTTCTCAGGTCCGAAAGACCCCAGGAATATAAACAAAGAACTGCGAAAAAAGGAGAAGGCTGACAGCAGGCAGAAAAAGATTGGCGCCGGCATGAAAAGGAATAAAAGATGACACTTGAATCACTTATGATTATTGGTACTTTCTTTTTTGTCCTTATTTTTCTACCTGGATATATGCACGGGCTGGGTAGAAATTTTGGGGCCGGATTCATGCAAGGAGTCAACAAGGAATTTGACAACCAGTTTGACCATTTTATTAAAATGCAGAAAAAAGAACAACCAACCAAAAAGGAGAACACGAATGGCTAAGAAAAGAAGAGGATCTTCAATGGGTAAAGGCGCAAGAAAATCCAGGGCTTCCAGAAAGTCAGGCAAATCCTGGATCACGCTACCCGATAAGTGGGGCTATTTCAAAGAGGAAATTGATACCAGGATCAAGATGGACATCTTGCCTTATGTTGTAAAGAAAATGAAAAGACATCCTGAATTTGATAATATGTCCGAGGATGTGTGGTACCGCTTCCCTTACAGGCTTCACCGGAATGTAGGCACCACCAAGAAATCATATCTCTGCCCTGGCACCATTGGCAAACCCTGCCCCCTTTGTGAGAAACTGCAGGAAGTATATGATGATCCGGATCTTACCAAAAAACAGGTCACAGCCCGGTCAAAGAAATTTCGCCCGGCTAAAAGATCTCTTTTCATCATCAAGGTCAAAAACGGCGACAAAAAGTTTAAAGGCAAAAAACTTATTTGGGATGTTTCCGATGCGAATTTCTTTGAAATCGTTGATAAGGAAATTGACTTGGGTGAAGAGGATTGGAATAACTTTGCCTGCCTTGAAGGCGGATATACATTAAAGGTCCGGTTCGTCGAAGAGTCCTTTGGTGATATCAAATATTGCGCCGCAGATCGGATTGACTTTACTCCCAGGAAGGACTACACGGAAAAGATCCTAAAATCAAACCCCTGCCTGGATGATATGATCGTTCCCAATATCGAAAGCTACGATACCCTTGTTGAATTGATGGAGCCCGGCAAAGAAGAAAAGAAGGGGAAAAAGGGCGGCAAAAAGGGCGGCAAAAAGGGTGGCAAGAAAGGCGGCAAGAAAAGTTCCAAACAAAAGTTGAAGTGGTCAGACCTTGCAGATATGGATGAGGACGAATTGCTGGAGGTCTGTGAGGATTCCGGCATCGATCCGGATGACCTGGGATATGAAGATGATGACGAACTTCGCCAGGAAATTGCCGTTGAGTTGGAAATTGAATCGCCGGATGATAATGACGACGATGATAATGACGACGATGATAATGACGACAATGATAATGATGATAATGATGATAATGATGATAATGATAATGATGACAATGACAACGACGACGATAATGATGATATGATAACGACGACGATGACGACGATGACAATGACAATGATAATAATGACAATAATGACGACGACAATGATGATGATGACGACGACAACAACGACAATGATGATGATGACGACGACGACGATAATGATGATGAGAACGATAATGATGATGATAACGATGATGATGAGACTCCAAAGGAAAAAAAGCGTCGTCTAAAAAAGGAAAAGAAAGCCGCCGAAAAAGCCGCAAAAAAGAAAGCGGATAAAAAGAAAGCTGACAAGAAAAAGAAAAAGGATAAAAAGGATAAAAAGAAAGGCGGCAAAAAGGGCGGCAAAAAGGGTGGAGGTAGTTCCAGCAAGCTTGCCATGAAATGCCCCTTTGCTTACCAGTACGGAAAAGAGTGGGGCGACCATGCCGAATGCGATGAAGCAGAATGTAAGAAATATGATAAATGCTACAAAGTATACGACAAGGCGAAGAGTGACGAATGAAACCCATCAAAGGAATTTGACCGGGAATTATTTTAATTGATTCACTGGGGGATCGTTCAAATTGGTAGAGTCCGTTAATATCCTGCTCTACCTGGGAACTGCGATCCCCCTTTTAAAAGGGGAAAAAGATGGTAAGTGTATTTGCAGACAAAGGGACCCAAACCGGGGAAACAACATTGGTAGGGACTCATATATTAAAATTTGATGCTGACCGCCTTGCCATGCTATCTCTGGAAAAGGGAACATCCAAGGCGGCTATTTTAAAGGGGTTAATTGAGGAGTATCTCAGGGATCGACCAACTCTACCCAGTATGATTAAATTAGCGGTAAACAGGGCTGTAAAGCATTGGAAAGAGGTTATTGCGCCCAATACCCGCTCGGCAGGATTTGAAAAGGCACGAACTGATTATCTGAAAGAAATGAAAAAGGATCTAAAGAGTAAAAGAATTGAACCCAATCTGATCACAACAATCCTCAAACAAATAAGGGAAAAGATATATGAAGCGTAATCCTCCAATAACGATTGTTGATAAAGTCCCAAAGAAGGCCAAGGATGTTTCTCCAGGCAAGCAGAAAAAGAAAAAGAAAAAGCTGGCGAATCAATTACAAAAAGCATCCAAAGCAGTTGCCAACGAGGATAAACCTTTTTTATGGGTACCTTGTGGATCGGTTATGTTTAATATCCGGTGCTCCGGCAGATATGATGGGGCTTTTAAAACTGGCACAATGAATAATATTATCGGCGATTCAAGTAGTGGTAAATCCATCATGGTTCTTTCCGGATTGGCCTGGGTCTCCATTATGCCAAAATTTGATCATTATCGCCTGATTTATGACGATGCCGAGTTTGCTGACAGCTTTGATCATAATAAGCTATTCGGCCCCAAATTTGCCAAAAGAATCGAGGCGCCGGCAAAGGAAGATGATGGCACCCCAAAGATGTCAACCACAATTGAAAACTTTTATGATTTTGTGAATGATGCCTGCGACCTTGGAATCCCCTTCATATATGTCCTGGATTCATTTGATGCAATTGATTCGGATGTCGAGATTGCAAAGGAGTTAGCAAACAGGGAACATAGGAAGGCAAAGAACCTGTCCAAGATAAAAGGTACTTTTGGTGCCACCAAGCAGAAAAAGGCTAGCCAAATGTTCCGGCATATTTGTTCCAGGTTGAAAGAAAATGATTCTGTGCTGATCATTATATCTCAAACCAGGGATAACCTGAATGCAATGTCCTTTGTTAAACAATATAGATCAGGCGGAAAAGCCTTGAAATTCTATGCTTCCATCGAAGCTTGGTTGACCTACATTGGGCCGCTTACCCAAACGATTGATAAGATCAAATATGACATTGGAGTTGATACCCGGGCGAAGATTACCAAGAATAAATTCACCGGGCAGAAATCACAATGCGACTTTCCGATCTTTCCCAGTTACGGAATTGATGATGTCACTGCCTGCATTGACTTCCTGGTCCTGGTTAAATTTTGGAAGAAATCAGCCAATACAATTTCTGCTAATGAATTGAAATTTAAGGGCACCAAAAAATCAATTATTAGTTTCATTGAGAAGAAGAAAACGAAAAGGGAAAAGATCCTGTTCCTGGCAACTCAGAAATGCGCCAAAAGGATACAGAAAAAATTGGCATTAGGACGGTTGCCTAAATATGGTTAAAAGAAATAACCCAATTACTCGGAAACGGGGAATGAAGATGAGACAGCGCCAGGATACTGCCCTGACCCCTAAGATGCGAATCCCTGGAATGGATATCATGAAAGATCTCATCCAGGGGAATACCCCGACGGCGGATGGGGTCTATATGGTCTATTATGATTTTGATCCGCCCCAGGCATGGTCAAAAACAAAGGAAGTAGCGGCAATGGGAGTAGCTACTTATGCTGATGGTAGATGGGGATTAAACAGGAAGGTATACGCTTATATGGGACCAATTCCCCAGCTATCTCTTCCCCCCTTAAAGGAAATCACTCCCCCATATTTGACAGCGCAGACTTTTTTTGTGGGAACATTGGATCAAGCGGCAGGGGCCAGGTACAAAACGGGACCCCATTCTCAATTCATGCTTGCCTACTTAACACCAGGGGTCGTTGGTGATTTTATCTTTTGTATGGATTCGGAAGAGATCCACCCATACCCAGTTGCCAGGTTAAAGATCAATAATGATGGCGACTCCAGATTCAGGGAGCTGTCACCAAAGGCAATTAAAAAATATTCTAAAATGTTGGAACATCTGAGGAAGAAAAAATGATAACAAGGAACCCTCGAATAATACTTAGGAATACCTGTGATGTTGAGCTGATCCAATTGACCAATGATACCGCCAGGGATTTGAAAAAGAGATTGTGGTTACAAGCCGGGGGTTTCTGCCCAGTTCTTAAACAAAAGGTAAAGGTTCGGGATACAGTTCTTGATCATAAGCATAAATTGAAAGCGCAGGAGTGTGGACCCTATGGTAGAGGGCTGGTCAGGGGGTCATTATTTGATCAGGTAAATGGCTTCGAGGGCATGGTTGCAAAGAAGTACAAAAAGCAGGGATTGCATAATTTTATTGAATTGCCGGAGCTGTTGAGAAACCTGGCAGATTATATAGAATTTCCCCCATGCCCACAACGCTACATTTACCCATCCGAAAAGCCAAGGGCTCCAAGGCTTATGAAAAGCGATTACAATAAGATTGAGAAGTATTATCCCCTGATGTATCCCAGGAGAACGAAAATACCTCCCTATCCCCCAGGCGGCATCAAAACAAGGGGAAAGGGGAAGAATAAGCATTTGATATACAAGGCAAAATTATCGGATAAATGGATCAAGCTCTTGGAGCTGGTTGACCAATATGTAAAGGAGCATGGAAAATGAAAACTGACAAATTCAAGATAGCACTCTTTATAGGTATTTTTATGCTTTTTTCATTGATGGGTTCTTATTTTAATCATCTGGAAAGAAAGCAGACCCGCCTGGTATTAGAGGGGATTGAAACAAAGCAGACTCAGATCCTCGCATATCTGGCATGCCCCCCTGAATTGACGAGGGTTTACTACGATCCTGCTGTGGATGCACCCAAGGAGCCAAGGACAGAAATCCCAGTCAATGAGATGCTGATCCCAAAGAAAAAGAACCGGGGTGGGATGCATGACTGATCACTTTGATAAGCTGGTATTAAAGAACTTCCTTTCATGGGAGAAGGGATCTTTAATTTCCATCCAGGGGTGAACATGTTTATTGGCAAATCCGATGGAGGAAAGTCGGCTGTCATGGACTCCCTTTTCAAGCTATTTTATAACCGACCAATGGGGACTGATTTTCAATCTTGGTGGGGTGGGGAGACTTTGATATCCTTGACGGCTTCTGGAATGAAAGCAAGATACAGAAAGGACAAGCTGGCCAGTTATGAACTCAAGGATCTCAGCTCCGGAAAGGTGACTATATTTGATGCGCCGAAAACAACCGTCCCTGACCAGATTACTAACTTCTTGAATATGGATCGCAAAATAAACTTCCAAAAACAACTTGAGAAGAAAGCTCCCATTTTCCTTTTAAGCGAATCACCGAGCGATATCTCAAAGCATTTAAATGAAGTAGCCCGGCTGGAAAATATAGACATCAGTCTTGACAAAGGAAAGAAGGAAGTCAAGAAAGGGGAAACCGAACAAAAGGCAGTTGACCTCAAGATCCATACCAAGACCAAAGAGCTGAAAAAATATGAAAACCTCGACAAATTAAATATGATGGTTTCTCATGCGGAAAAGCTCCAAAAGAATATAGACCGTAATAATGCCCTGGAATCGAGGTTGCATGAGTCCTTAGAGGATTACACCCAGGCACAGCAAAAGCTTAAAAAACTAAAGGAAAAGCTCGTCGTAGCCCCTATGATTCAGCATGCGAGCAACCTACAGGACAAAATCAAGGAATATAATGCGGCGATCAATGGATATACAAATTGGTTATCCGACATTGTTAATATCAAAAAGCGTCTAAGCATCATCCAGGATAAAAAGGAATTAGCCCCATATATCCGGCGATGCTCCAATCTGCTTGTGATCATAGCAGAATACGACGAAAAGATTGAAAAGCTTATTGAGACCAAAGACAGCATAGTCGAAACGAAAGATAAGATCGGGGTGACCAGGCAGTTAATCAAGATGGGCAGAAAGAAATTAAAAAAGGAATTTCCCATGACCTGCCCATTATGCAACCAAGCTGTACAGGAGGATTTACTATGACATCATATTGCAATTGTGCCACCTGTCAAAGGATTAATAAACAGATCTTGGAAAGAAAACCCCCTGTCCAGATGGAATCATGCCGGGCTTGCGGTAAAGTCCATCCTGATTACAGATCAAAAGATGGTGTATTATTTTGTCCCTTTGCAATTGATCCGACATTCAAGGAAGAAGTAAAATCATTTCTTCCAAATACAACATATCCGTGGGCAACCTCAAAGGATTTCAAAGATGAAAAAAAGTGATAAATGGGTCGTCATTCGAGTATCGGTTGAGGAGATGGATTATATCACCAGAGCACTCAAAGCCAGTTATGATTCTGCCTTCCTGCAAGGATTTACAAAAACAGCTGGATTCCTGCTCAATCTATATTTCAAATTGACTAAGAATATGGAGATTGAGGATGATTAAAAGAAGCTACAATGTGGATGGAATCTTGACCTCTGATTGGCATATGATGGAGAAGGAAAGGAATCCCCCATGCCGTACAGATCTGCATTGGAAAGCCCAATTAAAAAAGGTCCGGCAAATTAGAGGGATGCAGAGGCTTTTCGGGTGCCCTGTTTTAAATGCCGGGGATGTATTCGAGCATTGGAAAGCCTCTCCAGAATTAATAAATTTATGTCTTAAATACTTTCCAAAAATGATGGCAGTGGCAGGACAGCATGATCTCCCACAGCATAATTTAGATCTGCTATCCAAATGCGCCTTTGAATCGCTTGTAAGGGGCGGTAAAATTAACTTCGTGACCGATTCAGGGCATTGGGGGTTCAATCATAAAAAGATTAAGTATATGACCATAAAAGGGCGCACAATTGCTATGGCTCATATGCTACTATATAAGGATGAATTGCCTTTCCCTGGATGCAAAGCGCCGGACACCAACAAAGTATTCAAAATGTTCCCGGATGCTGATTTAATTGTGACCGGGGATAATCATATGACCTTTACTGCAAGGCAAGGCGACCAGCTCTTAATCAATCCAGGATCATTGACCCGGCATAAAGCGGATCAGATAGATCATAAGCCCTGCGTTTTCCTATGGGATGCAAAAACAAATACGGCTATCAAGCAATTCTTAACTGTATCTCAAAATGTAATATCAAGGGATCATATTGATGTTGCAAGCGATAAAAGGGAACAGGGGGAGGCGTTCATTGGCAAGCTCAATAACGAATGGATTGCTGACCTTGATTTTGATGATAATATTGAGAAAGCCCTGGCAGAAAATGATCTGGATAAATTAACCAAAAAATATGTATTAAAATGGGTGGACAAATGAATACTGAAAGAAAGCTTTTAAAATTAAAGAATGAAATGAGGGATCTGGAGAAGAAGGAACAGCGTCTTACCGGAACCCTGGAAGCCCTTTTCAAAGCTGTAAAAAAGGATCTTGGTGATGATGATCTGGACGAAAAGAATATTGTGAAAGTAGTCAGGGCGAAAATAAAAGAGCTGGAAAAGGGCAGGGGAAAAGCCCAGGATCAATTCAATGACAAGATGGAAATAATTGTAGAACGAACAGAGGCATTGGAGGCTTAAATGAACCTTTCCAAATGTCGTAAAATAGTTGATGCCAAATTGACTGAGAGGGATTATATCCAAAAGGAGCTACTTGATCTTGAGCGCCAAAGTAAAAAGCTTCAAAAGGATAACACAGCCAGGAGTAAAGCCTACCTATTTATTGAGCAGGTGGCTGTGGCTACTCAAAAGGAATTGGAATACAATCTTAATGATATGGTAGGCGCCGGGCTCAATTCAGTTTTCGATACCCATTATGAATTCCATACTGATTTTCAAATCAAAAGATCCAGGCCGGAATGTCATATGTCCTTTAAGAAGGGTAAGCACCTGGTTGACCCTCTTGCCTTCTCCGGACTGGGGGCGGCAGATGTAGCGGCATTCTCCTTGCGTGGAGCTTCCCTTGCGATGGCTAATAGATACCGAAAGGTATTGCTCCTGGATGAACCCTTCCAGCATTTAAAAGGGGAGGAGGAAAACAAAAGGGTAATCGACTTAATGAATACCCTTTCCCAAAAGATGGGCATCCAAATCATCTGCGTTAATGATGAGCGAGCGGCCCGGCATGATA